GTGGCTTCATGTGGGAAGAATGCCCCTCCGTCTATGCCGTTGGTGTAATCCCAGCCATTTTCATAGTTAATATACTTCTTAGGATTCTTCTTCAAGTCTTTAGCATCAACATCGACTACGATGTTTACGACTACATTATCTTCAATAATTGCCCACATATCAGACCCAGTATTCTATCTCGATTTTACCTGAACCACCTGCTGCACCAGCAATACCGCTAGACCCTGATGCTCCTGCTGTACCACCAGCTGCAATAGCATAAGTAATAGATGCTCCTGGAGTCGTTGATACATTAGACATAATTATTTGACCATTTGCAGCATTTTGGCTTGAACCCAGATAATAAAGACCTCCACTGTAGTAAACACTTGAAGCACTAAATGCACCCATTCCGGTATTTGCAGTTCCAGCACCAGATGCCGCATTTAGTACAGGATCGGTAGTAAGAGATTTATTAAATGCTGCGCTACCTGCGCCACCTGTTGCCGATGTTGCGCCAGTAAATGTTGTAGTTCCACCAGTGCCACCAGAAGTAGCAGTCGAGTCGCGAGTGCATACTCCACCTGTTCCACCACCTGCACCATATAAAGTGACATTAACAGAAGTGACTCCAGTAGGGACACTCCATGAAGTACCGCTAGTTAAAGTAACTACCGTCTTTTTATAGGTTACCGCTGGATAAGATGAAATTGCCATTACGCGATTTCCATTCCTGCGATGTGGAAATTCACAGCTGTATTAGATGCTCCACCTTTAATGGTTTTAGTTGTCGCTAGGACTTGCTTTGAGTCAATATAAACAGTTGAGTTAGCATAAACATTTGTAGCGGTATGCAAAGCAATATCGTCTAAAGCTAGTGTAAATGTGTAAGTAGATGATCCGGTATTAGTTATAGCGATGTTTGTAATGACCGTTGTAGTGCTCGCTGGCACTGTGTATAGAAGTGTTGTGGTAGTAGTTGTAGCTGCTCCACGAAATAGTGTCTTAGCTGTATTTGCCATTAGTAAGCTCCCATCAATGCCGCGATGACTTGGTCTTGGACAGTAGAGTCAGCAGATGAGCCAAGGCTACGGATCGCGGATGCTCCGTTTTTGACTAGTGCTGTGTCATCTGGAGTGCTCCAGAGGAAATTGGTTGTTTGTGCCATTTATGCTCCTAGTCGTATGTGATCCATTGTACCGCAGCCCCTACAGCATTCCAAGCAAGAGAAGGTGAGACATCTTGCCAGCGTGTAGGCTGAATTGAGTAACTTGACTCACTGGTAGTCAATGAGATGACTGCCTGAGTTCTTGATACCTGTAAGTTCCAGCCCTCTACAAATCCATAGTAATTGGTTGGCGAAAGTGAAACTGGTAAGCCTGTAATGCTAATTGCTTTGCCCATATACATTTGAAGGAATATGTCTAGATCACCAGATGAGACATTAGGCGAATCAAGCTGGACTGTAAATGAACTCAAGTTAGTCTGAGGGTTTGCTCGAAGCGCGACATACTTGTCAGCTAGTTCCTGAGCATCGGAAGCGTTATGTAGTTCAGTTTGAATAGACCCACCTAGAAGCCCGTAAGAGGCTATGGAGGCTGCATCGCTGGATGTCTTAGTGCCAGTGTTATAAGTCAAAGATATCGAGTTTAGGATGTCCTGTAGGCCCTTAGAAGAGGATACAGAACGCCATAGTATGTAGTTCTCTGGGATAGTCATATATCCACTGGCTGTAACAGCCACGCTTCTTCTGGACTCATTAGCGTAGCCAACTTTGCCATCTGAAGTCTCATAGATATATCCATTAGCCATGCCAGCATACTTACTGGCCCAGCGATAAGAATCGACTGCATTATTATCAGCTTTTGCAAATTCATAGATACCCGGTGAATCGACTGTATCGATCGTGACCCCAGAGTCAGTCAGGATATTGGTCATGCGAGTCGAATCCATCTCGCGTGAGTATCCAGAGCCACCAATGATCTTACGAGACATCTGAGCGAATGGGCCTACTGCTGAAATTGTAATAACTGATACTTCACTGATTGATCCGACTGCTGCCATGCGATTAGAGATGCTCGTTATTTTGCCTGTGAATACAGTCCGAGCCACAGCAGAGGCATTGTCTACCTTGATTATGATTGAGTCATTGATCTCAAAGGCATAATCGGTATTTGTTAAATTGACGACTTCTATTGATGCAATGCTGGATCTGGCTTGTTCCCAGTATGATGATCTTCCATAACTAACGCTGACAGTATTGATCGTCTTTGAAGAGAAATCAACGCCACCTATAGTTACTGAACAATTAGGATCCCATGCCATTATGCAAAGACACTCTGCCCTAAGTTAATAAATGATCCAGATGTGCTCGCTTCATTCTTTAGAAGGTTAGCAATCTGTCTAGCTGTGGATGCTGGATCAATAGCACCGGATACTGAGATGTTAATAGTTGTACCAGAACTCGAACCACCCAATTTATTATTAGGGATGATGCTGCCGTTACTAGATGGTGAGAATAGTTCTGGGCCCTTCTCGCCTACGAGATAAGTCTTGCCCATAGATACTGGGCCACCTACAGCCTTGCCACCGCCAAATGGGTTTAGGTTGCCTATGAAATTACCAACCTTACTGCCTACTGAAATCAGTAGTCTAAAACCATCAATGACATCTGCAACAATGTTTACAACAGTTTTAAGAGCTAGGCCAATGCCACTGATAGCAATCTTTAATGCTCCACCAAAGAACGGAGCTAGAATCTTTGCAAAGTCTAATAGGGCTTGGAAACTTTCTTTGTTATCTATTACTGCTTTAGATACTGAATCAAAGGCTGATTTTAAGCCTTGGAAAACAGGTAGAACAAAAGATTTAATAGTATTGAAAACATCGATGAAAGCCAGTTTTAATCCATCGTTACCTGAGAAGCCATTGATGAAGTCTCTTAGTATTGGTAGGACTGAGGTTGTAATGTTTTCAACCAACGGAGTCAGTCCGGTAAGAATCAAGCCACCGATAGTTTCTTGAGCTTCTGACAGTCCTAGTTTAAGTCTTTCCATTTTGCCAGTAAATGTATCTGCTTTAGCACTAGCTTGACCGCCAAAAGTCTCAGATAACTGAGCAGTAATTTCATCCAAAGTCATAGACTTTAACTGGGCTTTATCTAATCCAATACCCAATTTACCTAGAGATGTTGTGTTGCCTTCGTAAGCCTTACCAAGAGCATTACTTACCAATTCTAAAGACTTACCGGATCCAGCTGCGATGTCTAGAGCAAGAGTAGATAATTGCTGTGCTTTATCTAATGAGCCAGTGGCGCGAGTCAGTCTTTCAATGGATGGTCTAAGTTCTTCATCGGATACGCCAAAGGCAATACCCATATTGGTAATCCAAGTTTCTGTTCTATCAATGACATCGTCAGTTGCACCAGTAACATTCTTTAAGGTAAGTGCTAACTTTGCCTGTGCAGCTTCATCTTCCATAGCGGACTTAACGCCATCAATGGCTAACTTGCCAGCATAGACTGCTGCTGCTGCTCCTGCTGCTGCAAAGGCTAACCCAGCAACTTTACCAAACTTTGTAAGTTTGCCACCAAAGCCATCTACTTCATCTGCGCCTTGGTTTAACTTCTTTTTTAGATCATCGACATCGCCAAGGATGGATAGTTTAAGGGTTCTATTACCAGCCATTAGTTATACTCCTTTAGGATGCGATCAAACGCTTCTTCCCATTGTCTAACCAGTTCTGGTTGGATCTCACGAAGGGTTGGATAGATAAAATATCCAGCACTGCCTTTACCTTTGACCGGAGTTCTCTTTGGGAACTGGGTATATCTATTTGATCCAAATTCCATACCATAGAGAAGATCGCGTGTATCTCCACCGCCTGAGAACTTCTGGGAAGCAAAGCCATAGGAGAACTCGCCTACTTTAGATGACTTAGAAATCTTAACGCCATCTGCAATTCTCTGAGCTGCAATAGGTGAGACTGTACGAGTAGCAGCCTTCTCTTTAATCTTGGCTCCAGCATATTCTGCCAGTGCAGATGATTGCTTCTTAGCTTCTTCTACAGCCTTCTCATCCATAGCCTTAAATGCTTTGATGATAGATCGAAGTTCGGAGCGATCATAACTGATTGACTCAGTTGCCATTTCGCTCCTTAATTACTTCTATCGCTGTTAGTAAATCCTCTGCACTCTGCCATTCATTCATCGGAATCCCTGTGGCTATTGCCACCTCAATTAGGAGTCTGCTGATGCTTCCTGGCTCATGGCTTTTGGGTTTGATGTACCCACTTCAAAGTCTGCCACTGTATCCATCCAAGCCTCGAAAGGTTTGACTGGTTGACCACCGGACTCACGCTTCAAAGTATTCCAAGCCAAGAACATGATGTCCCAGACTCCACCTACTTCGCTCCAGTGAACCGCAGACTTTCCAGTGTGCTTTTCCCATTTAGCCCACTCTGGTGGCTGAGCCACGAATAGTTGCTCTTCGCCAGAGTTATATGTAATTGTGATTGGTAGTTTCATTATTGCTCCCGTTGGTTAATGATTAGCTAACAGTTAATGTTGGCTTGGCTGTGCACTGCAAGGTAAAGGATACAGTCTGAGCATCCTTGCCAGCACCATTGGCTGTTGGGAATGATGGATATAAAAATCCTGTAAAGACTGCGCCTGTAGCTGCTGTAAATGTATAAGCCAATGATGTATCTGGTGCTGATGATGCTGCTGCCCATAGAAGCTCACAGATTGAGAATGCTGCACCAGTTGATGCGCCCCAGTCTGCTAGTAGTTCGATAGTCATTGTTGCATCTGTATCAACTGTCTTAAATACGCGACCATCTAGTGTCTCGTATGCTTGACGATCTAAAGTTGTTTCTAGGCTTGCACTTAGGGCTTGAGCATCGTAACTTTTTGAGTCGATAGTCAAGGCTAAGTCGCGCCCTGTGATTACTGTTGTTGCCACTTGTGCTCCTTATGATTGGGTATAGTAAGTAGCGACACGAATGTCTGCTACGAGCAGTTGCCCTGCTCCTATGGTTGTAACTGTTGGTCTATCGACCGCAGTCAGCTCATACCCTGCTGGGATTAGGCTAACTACACTTGTTACCAGTTGCTCTAGGTTATCTAGGCTTGCTGGGTTTGAGTTATAAGCGACAGCGCATGTGATAGTCATATTGATGCGAGCGCGGAATGTTGAATTACTGCCAATAGTTTGAAATTCCATATATGGTGAATCTGGGACTATAACTACCGCTGGAGCAGGAATATTCTCTGGTACATAAGCAAATATGTTAGCTGAGACAGATGCTAGGGCTGTTGCGAGAGGTTGGCGTACTTGGCTGAGTATTGTCATTGGGCAATACTTCCAACATCTACCAAACTACCTAGAAGGCCAGAGACACGATTGTAAAGTGATCGGCCCATACGGAATGGTGACGGGCTAAAGTCCACGCCCTCGATCTGTCCACCCGGAGCAGTACGACTTTGAAAGATTTCTACTGAAACTACTGTGACTGCTGATTCAACCGCGCTGTTTCCGACATAAGTCGATGCGCCAGTTAGGGTTGCAGTGCCCGATGGAATGATGTTCTTTGAGATGATGTCAGCGTTAGTGATAGCAGCTGAGAATGTATAGTCATCTAATAAATCTGTAGTGATAGTTCTAGTACCATTAAAAGGTGTTCCACATCCAGCAATAACTACTGATTGACCTTCATTGAAAGGCTGTGGCAAAGGTGTTGAGAAGTAAGCGATGTTGGTAGTTAAAGACACTGCATCGATCGCTATTGAATAAGAATTAAGCATTGGCAGAATTACAGTCTCTGCTGAATCAATAATATCTTCTAAAACTGAGTCAGAATAAAGAGAAACTGAAACGCCAAGCACAGATCGAAGCTGGGTGGCGGTGATGATTGTTGGCATTTCAGTCCTCTCTAAACTGCTGGGGGAGCGATCGGGAGCAACCGCCCCCCCATGATTAGTGTTTCTTAGGTTAGGTTAAAGCGACGGATACCGGCGCCGACCTTTGTTGCGATCGCGTAGTAGCCATAAACTGCTACTTGTAGGCGACCATTTGCCAAAGCCTGAACCTGAATCTGGGTCTTTGGTGCTTCGTAGAATGTTACAGCTTCTGGTACTACCAAGAATGCTGAATCATCGATAAGAGTTGTTACAGTCATGTGTGGATCAACATAAAGGTTTTGACCCATGACAGTTCCGGTTAGAGAATTAACTCCAACATTTCCCGGAGCGTTTGCTGGTTGAGCAGCTATGAATAGTGGACGATTTGAGCCATCTTCCGCTGTGATGATGGTCTCCCACCATGCTGTGTTAGCAATAAGGTTCTTTGCAAACTTTCCTACTGCCTTGTAAGCTGCTGGAGTTTCTTTGCCGATGTATGCCTTTAGGCCAGCGATTGTTGCTGCTTGTGTTGAACCTTGTGTACCATCTGCTGCTAGACGAGCAACGAGTGCTGTATCTGTAGCCTTGGCGTAAGCGATGTTAAGTTCACGAATAAGTTCATCGTAGAATGTTGGTGAAGAACGGTCTAAAAGTTCCCACGAAATCGTTTGCAAGCCAGCAGCCTTTTTGACATCAACAGTAATATAAGTTGAAGCCATTTCAGTTCCACCAAGTGCTTCGCCTTCGGTTGAATCTGAATCGATTGTTGGTGCTGTACCTAGCTTAGGAATTGTGAAAGACATTCCTGTCGCTGGCAATACGCCACGAGAAACTGCATCTACCGCTGGACGACCATCGATTGATGTTGTGATGAACTCTGTCATGTGTGGAGCAAGAGTTAAACCAGTGTTTGTTGAAGTATCGTTAGTAGCCATAACTAACTGACGAGAATCTTCATCACCCATTGATGCTTTGATGTTCGCTTCAAGTAGCTGACCTGCTGTGAGGTTAGGATTGATGCGAGGAGCTGCGTAGAATGCTGGCTTTGCAGCAGCAGCCTCTACTTTGTGTGCTTCTACCGCTTCAGCAACGGCAGGAGTCTCTGGAACGGTAGTGTCTGACACTTGTTCTCCTTCTGATTGAACTTCTGAAACGGGTGTCTCAGAAACTGGGGTGGCTTCTTCTTCAGAAGCTGCGACCTGCGAAACGCGCGCAGAATCGATTGCCGGATCGGTGACAAGTGATGTCTCCATGATTGATGATTTAGAAATCACCATCACGCCATCTTGGTTGTCCCACGCATCGACTTTGACTCCTACTGAGAAGCCATCTCGGAGTCCATCAGCAGCTTCTACCAAAGCATCTTCACCAGCCATTGTGTTAGCGATCTTGAAAGTCGCATCAATACCTTGCTTGGTTACTTCATAGGAAAGAAGTTTGCCGATTGGACGAGTGCGATCATGCTCTAAAAGCAATTTCACATTCTTGTTAAATTTAATTGACTCAGCAGCGAAAATTGTTGGCCCAGCAGATGTGTTGCCCTGCTCGCCCCATGTAACAATGCGACCTGAGATAGTACGAGCTGCTGAATCTGCTGCTGTAAGTGTGACTGGCATATCGATCTTCATCGAATCAAGTCCTCTTCCTCTTGGATTTGTTCAACGCTCATCGCGCCGATTGTGTTTAGTATTTGATAAACCTGAGCGCGTTCTAACGCATTACCGCGTAAGAAATCGTCAAGATCAAAGCGAATTTCTGAAGTGCTTGGGCAAATATCCGGTAAAGATAAACGCTGTTCGATGCTTGCAAGGATCGGACGAAGTGAGAAGTCCACCAATGATCTGCGCTCGGATGTAGCGTTAGAATAAGTCATTGAAGTATTTTCAGCAGAGATAAAATACGCAGGAATACCTGCTGCGCGAGAAATTTCAAGTGCGACATAGGATCGACCTTCTACCAGTTGCAAACTCTTAGGGTCAAAGCCGACTGATTGCATTTCAACATCGGCATTTAAAAATGCAGTTGATCGAGTAGCGCGAGAATTACGCCAGGCTTCAAGAAGTTTAGCGATGCGCTCTGCTGTTAAATTAGTTCCGTTAGATTTGAGAACCATCGATGGCACTGGCTCTTTGGCATAAGAGAGTGCAGCCTTTTCAAGTTCAATAGCAGCTGTAATTGTGCGACCTGCGCGATTTAAAAATCCTTCATCGTATCCATCGAAACGAATGATTGAACCAATACCAGCAAGAGGTGCTAAGCGACCATCGACTTCATAACCATCGATTTCATTCATCGCTAAATTGTATTTTGCTTGAACGCGACGAGGATCAATGCGAGTCCAGGAGCGCACACGACCATCTTCAGCATAAGCATCGAGAACTAATCCAAAGCCAACACCATAAAGCCAGATATCTTCTGCTAACCAGTTGTAAACGACAAAACCGGAGACTCGTGGATCGGGTTGATTGATTACTCTCAGTGGGTCGATGTGAGCTCCGGTAATTTTGTTGTATTGCTGTAATGGAAGTGATCCAATAGTTCCGCAGATGATGTTACGCGCTCTCGCTACTGCTGGAACGCTCATCGCGGATGATCGATCTACATTTACTGGCGCATTAAGCAAACCGTAGACAGAAGATGAAAGATTAAATGGTTGAAGTGAAGCTGCGACATCTGTATTTGACATTTC